GAGCAGCACCTGACTGCAGGGCGGGTACGGGTCGACGGAGAACTCGTCACGGACCCGGACCGGCCGGCGCCCCCGCCCGCGCGGGTCGTGCTGTGGGCGGAGTGACCGACGACCCGATCCCGTGGCGTGTCGGCACCGCCCGCTGCGGCGCATACGACACCACCGGCGCCGCGCGTGCGCCACAACGCTGCCACGCCCCGCGATCTATGCCGGCGTCATCCTGCGGCGGAAACCGCCTCGGGCCGGAAGCTGCTCGCCCGCGACCGCACCGTGCTCGGTCTGGTCACCGCCGCGATCGGTACGGCTCCGGGGGGTTTGCTGTTAGCGCTGCGCAGGTCCAGAACCCCGAGCCGACTCGTGGACACTGCATCCGGCCAGATCAGCCAACCGCGGTCGGACGCCCTCTGGTCCGCCCCGCGATCTCGCTATGGGCAGGCAGTTGCCATTTGCGGGGGGCACGATCCGCACCGACTGCACCCACCCCCACGGACCGCCTTAGCGCCACCAGCAGAGGCCGATTAACGTCATGCAGAACCAGCCCGCGGAAACGAAATGCTTCATTCTCTGGTTGCAGACGCGGAGCACATCTACGACACGTGACACGGTCTTACGGAATGAGAGGAAAGTCCTTGGAGCTGTGCCACCCAGTGACATTATTGGGGTGCTTTACATCGAAAGTGGCCCCATTGATCCGACCTTCCGGCGTAAAGGCGCCATTATAGGCCCCCTCCGTGCCGTTATTCCAAGGGATCCTGAAGTGGATATCCCTATCAGTCACCCGCCCGTTGCCATTCCCTGTGACGCTGCCATTACTGTGCTGGGCCTCTACATTGAAGGTCCCGTCCGGATTCAAAGTGTCTATGTCAATCGTTACCGGAATACGATTGTCCTGAAGTGCAGTCCAGAGGCCCCGCACGTCCCGCTTCGCCACCGAAACCTCCTCATGGTAACCTGCTGGACCGTCAAGAGTACGCCGAAGGATCCCTCAGGTCGCGGCGCTAAATGGTGCAAGCCACCGGGACGAATGGCGCAGGCCCAGGTAGGCTTAACAGCCCATAGGACTGGCTCAACGGCCCGCAGGCGCGTACTCCGAATCAGTAGCGGCGCATCTTGACGTCAACCCCCGGGCCCAGATCGCCGTCGATGGGAGAGGCAGACTGTCGTCGTATGACCAGCAGCGGGCGCGGTGGGCAGCGCTCCGCGCCGAGCAGGATGTCATCACCGGGCAGCGGCGCGGTTGCGGCACGAGACCGCTCAGGACCAGTACCGCGGGTTCCGCGACCCGCAGGTGGCGTTCGGCCTTGCCGCGGTGCTCGACGAGCTGTCTCGCCACTTGCGCGACCTCCTAGCTCCAGCGCGCCGGCCTACCGGCAAACTGCGGTGTTCGCCGCGGGCGCCGAGGGTAAGCCGGCCGCCGGGTCGCCCGTTAATCGGTGTGAGGTCCCGACGCAATTACAGCGATAGCATAAGAATGCCGATTATCATGGCGTCTGCGGTGCCGGGCCCGTAGTCGGCGAGCGTGGCACCTGGTACCCATCCCGAATACGGAAGTGGCCGCCTGCGGCGTCCTCCGACGCCGCCTTGATCGCGTGCCGAAGGTTTGACGGCCAGGCCGTGTCCTCGTCCCAGCTCGCCCCGCCGAGGCGGGCCGCGGTCAGGTCCGGTTCATCGAATACGGCCTTGGTCAGGGTTGCATCGGCGAGGCGCCCTGGTCAGGTCCGCCCCGTGGAGGTGGGCCTGGGTCAGGTCCGCCCCGTAGAAGTTGGCCCCGTCCAGCTTCGCCTGGCGGAGGTTGGCCCCGGTCAGGTCTGCGTGGACGAGTTGGGCCCTGCGTAGGTCCGCCCCAAAAGAGGGAGGCCCTGGTCAGGTTCGCCTCGCTGAGGAGGGCCGAAGCCAGCCCTGCCCCGGCGAGGTCGGCCTGAGCGAGGTAGGCCCCGGACAGGTCGATAAAGGTGTTGCTCCAGCGGAGATCCTCCTCCGCCCACGCCCACGTCGACCGGTGCCGGGAGAGGATCCGTTGGGCGGTCGTCCGTACCCGCTGCTCCTGCGCCCGCTTCTCGTGTTCTTGCAGGCGCTTCTCGTACCGTTCCCGTTGTGCTCGGCCCGGTTCTCGTCCTCGGCGGCGGTGCCGTCTTCGGAGGATCGGCCGTCGTCGGCGGAAGGTTCGACCGGAGTTGCTCCGGGTGGGGTGTAGGGCATCTGTAGGTAGGAGCAGATGACGTTGACGATGGTTGGCCGTTGACTCGGGTTGTCCTGGGCTAGCCGCTCCAGGGCGTAGAGGCCGGCCAGTCGGACTGGGGCCTTGTCGCTGCCGAGCTGGTCGGCGGCCTTGGTGTACAGCTCGGTCACCCGCCGCTCGGTGGCATCGGTGATCGTGTGCACGGTGGACGGAAGCGGTGGTGTTGGGATCGGCGGTCGATGCTCAGCAACCACCAGGTAAGCCCGCCACCAGCGAAGGCGACCGCCAACACTGCGAGCAGCAGCATCCAGTTTGAGATCGGCCGCAGCGACATCTCAGCCTCACGGCGATCCCGGCGGCGTCGGAAGCACATGCCGATAGCATCGTGCATGGCGACGTCCTCAGACGACACGATGCGTACATCGCGCCGCACAACGCGCTGACCGGCGGGGACACGGGCACCAGCGGACACAGAATCCGCCAGGTCGGAGCCGGTCGCGCTCACGGCTCCGAAGACTTGGTCTGGGCCCGCCGGGCGCAGTGTGATCAGCACCGCGACCAGCTGATCGCACCCCCGGGAACTGCTCGACCGCGACCGCGCCGTCCTCGCTCCTCGCCGACTGGCGCGAACGCGAGCAGCGGGCGGTCGCCGGGAAGGGATGGGTCCAGCTCGGCCGCTCGCCGTCGGGGCGGCCGCGAGGGATCTGGTGCGGAGAGCGGTCGCGGGTCGTCGCTAGCGTCTGGCCGTGGTCAGGACGAACCCGTGGAGGCTCATTCCGGCTGTCGGCCCTCGATCCACCCGCGCTCAGGCAGCCACGCAATCACCCGCGTATCTGGCGAGAAGGTCGCGAGCCATAGGCCGTCGATCGGTTCCGGCAGCTGCGGTGCCTCCGTGGGCAGGTTGCCGCCGGGTGTGAGGAGTGGCCAAGCGGATGGGTATTCCCACCCGAGGAGCAAGAAGGCGTGCCGCTCGGCGACGTCGCGGGCGGCGCCAAGCTGACGCACCAGGTCCCGCACCAGTCTGCTGTTCTCGTCGCTGAGCAGGTCGGTGACGAATTCGGCTGGATCGGGAACTTGTCCTTCCCACGTCCAACGCCCCTCGGGTAGCAGGGCGAACCCCGGCGGATGGTCGGCGGTGGGCGGCTGGCTCCACATGCTCCTCAGCTTCAGTTCGCCGAGCTGCGGGCCAAACCCGGCCGTGCGCGCGACCGTCAGTGCGGCATGGTCGAGCCAGCGCCGCTGCTCGAACTCGACAAGCAGCGCCGGGAGCTGAGCGCGAGCGACGCCGATGTGGGCGCCGTGCTCCAGGTGCACCACCCACAGCCGGCGGAGGCGTGGTTCGGCGATGTAGCCAGCTCGGTTGATTGCCGCGTCCATCTTCCGCAGTGTCGGGTCGACGACGGCTTTTACCTCGACCGCCGCCGTCCGTCCGTGTTGCGTGTAGCGCAGGTCGTAGACGCCCTGACGGCCCTCACGGTCGCAGTCCTCGACATGCACACCGAGGGTTGCCGTGATGTAGTCCTTGGCGCGAGAGGCCATCCAGTCGTCGTGTGTCATCGACCTGGAATACCCGCTCTGTTAGAGGTCGACGAACGCGAACATAGGCTCCGCGGCTTTTGGAGGCTGCTCCGAGGCCCGGGCGAACCCCATCACGGCCGCCACAGCCAGGTCGATCTTCCGGGGCGAGTCTTTCGTGTCCTTCGTTAGCCGCGACCCGCGGGCGTCGACCTTGAGGACGGCGTTGTCGATGTGCCGGGCGAGTCGTGGATCCCCGGAGTGGGTGAGGCCGGCGTTGAGGACGGCCTCGTAGAACCGCTGGGTGGCCGGAACCATGCGCTGCGGGCTCTGCGGGAACTCGGTGACAGGCAAGTTCTCGGCTTCCAACGCCTGGTACGTCCGGGCCCATCGAAACGGGTCGCACACGATCTCCCGCACCTGCCAGCGCCGGCAGGCCTGCCGGATGGCCTGCTCGACGTCGACGATCGGCACCCGCCACGACGTGTCCGCATCTGGGGGTCGCTCCCAACACGCCGCCACGTCGATGTGCGGGACGTCGCCCACCTCGACAGCCACGAGCGCGGTGGAGTCGTTGGAGAACGAGCCGTCGAACGCCAACACCACCTCGGCGAGGTTCGGGATGGGTCGCTCGTCTAGGCACTCAGCCCAGGCGCCGTGCGGCAGCCATGTCGCCGCCGTCGACACCCACTGATTGCAGCGCTTCGTCCGGAACTCGGGTTCCGGGGTGCGCAGCACCGACGAGGCGAAGTCCTCTGGGTCGATGAAGTCGCCATAGCCGGGGTTGGCGTCCCGCCAGGTCTGCGGATCCCGGTGGTCCGCATTAGGAGCTGCCTCCCACCACGCCATGAAGAACGACGGGTCGGCAATTTCGCCGGATGCGACCCGCCGGCCGTACTGGTACAGGCCGTAGGCGAGCGAGTCCTGACCGGTGCTGTCCGTCCGGACACCGGCGGTGGTGATCCCAATCATCAGCGGGTCGCGTCGGGCGCCCGACGCGAGCGCCATCACGTCCCACAGCTCCCGGTTCGGCTGCGCATGCACCTCGTCGAACAGCACCGTGTTCGGATTCAGACCCTCTTTGGTGAACGCTTCAGCGCTTAGCACCCGGTACACCGAGCCGGTTGTGCGGTATTCGATGGCGTCCCGGTAGAGCTTGAGCAGCTCGGACAGTTCCGGGTCCAGCTCGACCATCCGCCGGGCGGTGCCGAAAACGATCCTCGCCTGGTCCTTGTCCGCGGCGCAGCTGTAGATCTCGCTGCCCTCCGCGCCCAGGACAAGCCCGCCGAGGCCCAGCCCGGCGCCGGTAGTGCTCTTGACGTTCTTGCGAGGTAACCCGACCAGACCCTGACGGTGGCGGAGCCGGCCGTCTGGACGGCGGGCGTACAGGTGGCCGATCAGCTGCCGTGTCCACGGTCGTACCTTGAGGAGCGCACCGACCGGCGCCGCGTATGAGTCCTTCGTGACGCGGCAGTAAGCCTCGACGTGAATCCCTGCCGCCATTGGCAGAGTAACAACGGAATTCGCCGGAGGTAATTTACGGCCACCGGCATCTGTGTCGAGTGTGCGACCCGTGCGGCGCTTTTGTTCAATTGGCCTCGGGGGCCGACCGCGCGGTGCCATTTCTATCGCTCCATTCACGCTGTGCGCTGAGTAAGCCATTTCCATTGCGATTACTATCGGTAAATGCTGCGCCCGCATCGAGCGCCGACTTTCGAGATTCTGCGCGTTCGAGGGGGCGCCGGATCGACCCGCGTGGGGCGGGCCTGTGCGAGGGGTACCCCCCTACCCCTGCCCACTACTCTGCATACTCTCTGCATTTACCGATTCCTATTTAGTGTCGCGCGCAGTCGTGCAGCGGTTTCTCTAGTACGTGTCGCTGTTGCTCGATTGCATTGCATATGTTCAGGACCAATGACTATTGATCTATCGTTATCGTCATGTCCTAAATCCCAACGCATACCAGGCAGGATGGGGCAACTACATCCACGTGCACACGGCACACTACCATCACGTTCTATCTGCTGTGCAATAGCAGCACGCAACTGCTTATGTCTACTGTCGTATCCAGATTGCGTGGTCGTGGGGCGTTGTGCCTGGCGTTTACGCCATGCTGCTCTGGTGTGGGTAGGGCAATAGCTGCTAGTAGTTAGTACACCACACGTTAGACAGGGACGCTTAGGCACGGCGGCTACCTCCAGTGTGGTGTGGCCGGGCGGCCCCGCAGGTGGCACGGGTACTGCGGGGTCCGCCCGACTGGGGCGCAGGTCGAGTCACTGACCGGTCGAATGGTGCGGCCTCCTCGCCTTGGATTCGGCCACTGGGACTAGGCAGCTCGGTGGCCGGGACTTTGACGCCCCTGATCAAGGTGCAGCGTTGGCACGCTGCTTGCGTTGTGCGGTGAGGGTGGCCTGCCGTAGTTTTTCATTGGCCGCTACTACGCGCGCCCATGCTTGGTCGCGCTTTTCCCGCGCGGCCTCTTCGTTTTCGTTGAGCCGTCGTCGTTCGGCGGTGGTGGTTTCGCCGCGGATATCGGCCCGTGTTTTTGCTGCAAGCGCCGCTTGCCAAGTGATATCGAACTGGTCGAATACGAGTCGTGCGGTGTCGCGTTCGGCTTCGGAGGCAGTGACGTCGGGGTCGCGTTCGGGGCGGTCTGGTTCAATAACGAATTGCTGTAGTTCCGAGGCCGTGAATGGACCGGTGTGTCCGGTGGCGGCTTTAGCTCGGCATGTTGGGCACCATGTGCGGCAGTCGCTGACTGGGTTATTGTTACGAGGCATTGGCACGGCCTTGCAGGAGGTCGACGAGGTGGCGGATTTCTTCGGCGAGGAGTTGGTGTTGTTGTCGGTTTTGTGGGGTGAGTCGGCGGCCGTGGACGTGGATGTTGTCGGCGCCGCGGGCTAGTGCCCGGATCATGTCGTTCTTTGCTGTGACAAAGTCGGCGAACACTGCTGCGGCTTTTGCTGCGGCGATTTTGTCGTCTTCGGCGTGCAGGATGGCGTCTGCGCGTTCGAGGAGCGCGGCGACGTCATCTGGGGTGGGTGTGCTGTCGTCGCCGGTGTTGTTCGGTTCAGTAGCCATACCAACCCCCAAAGTGGTTTCGCGCGATCCGGCGCATTTCGTCCTGTAGTTCCAGTCGGTTATGGATGTCGGCGAGTTCGTCGGCGACGACCTGCTCCAGTTCGGATTTGATGAACCGTCCGTACTCGCGGCAAACCGTGTCCTGCGTGGTGTCGTCGTCGTACGACTTGGCCGAAAGCGTCCGAGTGCCCAGCGAAGCCGCACGCATGACGGGTGAGATTTCATGGAGACGCACCGACTTGAGCAGCTTCACCCGCTGGCCGGCCCGGTCGATATACTGGTGATCGGTCACATCGAAGCCCCAGCTCCAAGAGCCGATTCCGTCGACGGCCAACTCTTTTACAGTCTCGAAGGTGTCGCGGGCGGCAGCCGACCCGAGGAAGAACCGGCCCTCTGCAACGTATTCGTTACTGTGTAGGGAAACGCGAGCCTTCCCGACGGGTGGTGCGCCTGGGTTCCACGAGCCGTGATTGTAGACCGACAAGGGCACGGTAATGCCGGTCTTGATAGCGCCGGGCATCACTTCGTCACCGTCGTGATCTACGACTCCGGTTGTGCAGAAGACGGCTGAGAATGTGCCTTCGCTCGCGCTTTTGATTTCAACACGGGTCGCGTTCTTGTGTTCCACGTCAGCTGGCCTCTTTCGCGAGTGCTTCGACCGCCTCGGCGGGCACGAGTCGTCGGCCGGCTACGAGGACGGAGGGGAGCTGGGCGGTGGCGATGAGCCGCCATGCGCTGCGGGTGCTGATGGAGAGTCGGATCGCTGCCTCCTTGACGGTGATGAGGACAGCGTCGTGGGAGTTGCGGCTTGGTCCAACTGTTGGCACGGTCTGGCAGTCGGTGGCATTGAGGGTCGCAATTATGGCGTCGAATGCGATCGGTGGTGGGTGGCCGCGGTCGAGTAGGAATCGGCGTCCGATTAGGGCAGCCCGGACGAGGTAGCGCCGTGTTTCCTCATCGAGGAGGAGGAACCCGAGTTGAGGTTGCGTTCGGGTCACTGGGTCTTCCTCCGGATGGGCGTCTCGGGTGTGGCGCGTGTGCCGGGTGTGCTTGGTGCGTCTTGACCTGCGTGTTCGGGTGGTGGTGGTGTGCCTCTCTAGGCGGCACACCACCCACCCACCGGTGTGCCGGGCACACCTCAGGCACACCCGGGCACACCCCGACACCGGGGTCCTGGATGATGCATCTGGACCCGGTTGGCGCCTACGTGCACGTGGGCCCTACCTGCGGCCACGGTGGCCTTGACGGCAGTCCTGGCCGCCTCCGTCCCGACGCCGAGCGCGTCTCCGACGAGGGGGGCGAGCTTGCGCACGCTGAGCCCCGGGGACCCGGTGACGATGGCTGCGACGGTGTCGACGTGGCCGGCGTTGCGGGTGGTGACCCGGTTGCCTTCGCCGAGTGATAGGTGCCGGGTTGCACGGTTGAACATGAGCGCCGTCTCGGGGAGCATCACGTCGCGCCCCTCGGCCGACAGGAACGACCCGTCGTCGCTCCGCGTCATTTGCCAGATCGCGTCCGGCCAGCCGAGAAACGCTGAGGCACCTCGGGCGCGCTGGTCCGTACCGTGTCCGGCGTGGTGCACCACAGCGTGCTCGTCAATGCCCGTCTCGTGCACGAGCTTGTCCAGCGCAGCTAGGAAACGTCCGACTTCGCTGTTGGAGTTCTCGT